AAAAGCCACAAAAACCTCCTGTCGCTAACGGGATCATCTTGACCCCGTGGCATGAATATTTAACCGCCCTGCAATGCTAACTTGACTGCATCCACCGCTGAAGTTGGAACCTGATTACCAGGATCAACATTTTTGGTAGAGATTGGTTGGGCGGCAGTCTTTTTTTCCATAGCCTGCTTAGAAGAAAGCAGACCACAAGTGTCATATAACTGCTTAACAGCGGCTGGCCACTGTTGGGGTTGATAGTTAGAACGGATCGCATCTACTTGCTTCATCAAAATCGCTTCCTTGGCTTTATAGTCAATGTCTGTTTTCTGCATCGAGTCCATAAACGCCGTCACCTGACTCAAAGATGCTTCCTCATTCGCTTGCGATTGAGTAGCTTCATTTTTTAGTGCGACTTGCCTTTCTTGCTCTTTAGCATTACTGGATTTTTCTGTCCGGTAATTTCTAATTTCAAGAGCGTCTTCACGATTGATGTCGTAGTCTTCGACTCTTTTCTGTAAATCTGGGTGTCCTTCAAGAAGATCAAGACCATCTTGCTCTATACCCAATTGCGTTGATAAACGCTTTACTTCGTTCTTAGCCATGTCTAGGGCTGTTTGCTGATTATTTCTATCTGACGAAACCGCCAACTTTCCGTAATCGAAAACAAACCCAAGCTCATCGGCGTTCATGCCAGTGTTCTTTATAGTGGTTTGTATTTCTGAAACAGCTTGCTCGGCTTGGCTGAGCTTGTCAGCTTTCGCTTTATTGTCAGCGACCAAATCCTGAAATCGCTGTTTGCCCTTTTCCTTCAACCCTTCAGGCTCTGCATAAAGATCGTCTGGTTCTTCAGTCTCCTCGACCTTTTCAGGCTCCTCTGCTTTTTCGGCAGATTCTTCTTGAGGAGTTTCTTCCCCAGAGTCTTCTTTTAAAGCCTCTGCTACCGCTTCTTCTGCTGACTTCGGTTCTTCTTCGGCTGACGATTCCGATTCTTCGTCTTGAGGTTGCGATGCCTCTTCTTCGCTTTTTATTTCTTCTTCAATAACCTGTTCGGTATCCGGTGTCGATTCCGGTACGACTTCTTCTTCCAACATAAATCCCCCAAGATTTAATTAGTAACCCGGCTTTGGTTTCCGTGTCTTTTTTTTGTTATTCATTACCCGCTCCTTTACTTTGGTTTGTTTTTCTTATATCTGCTTCAGCTTTGCTCTTGTCTGCTATCGTCTGCCGAACTAAATTAGCTGTATTAACATCTTGTTCATTCTCCAGGCGCTGTCCCTCGTTGTGAAGTTGTTGGCCTTTGGCCGCTACATCACTTTGAGCTTTGAACGTCTTCAGAGATTGATCGAATGTGTCTCCCTTAGCATCTGCCTCTGCCTTAGCGGCTTGAGCCAAATTCTTGGCCGTGTCAGACTTAACATTCTCAATTTCCGCAACAACTCCCTCTTTCTGAATTTCAGCGTTCTCTGCTTCTTTCTGTTGCTGTTCGACTTGCGCTGGATCAGGCTCACCCTGTTTCTGTTTCGGCAAGAACTCTTTGATGTCAAACCTTTCATCCATGCGGCGCAATGTTTCTTGCCCAACAAAGATGAGGCTTTCAGCTAGATCGTTCTGCCCAGCTTTTCTCAATTCAGCAACCTGGGCGATCAAGTCTGTAATCTTCGGCATCAAGAACTGCGTCCACACTTGAACTTCTTTATCTTTATTTGGTTTCCCAGAACTCCCGGCTTGGATACTTAACTCAAGCATATTAAATATTTGAGTCTTATCCATCTGCGGCCAAACCGATCCCTCTTTAATTTCTCCGGTGGGTTGCCCCGTCTGCTCATCAATCATTGGTTGTGACATTGCGCCGGATATTTCTACAACTTGTTCTTCTGTTAATACTTGCAAAAGAATTTGTAGTGTATGGATAGCGGAGCGCTCAAACCAATCCTCTACTTCGTCATTGTCTGCCGAGATTTGGCTATTCGTATCTTGAGTTAAAAGCTCTGCCTCTCCCAATGTGCGGGAGCGGTTATTCTTCGGTTGAGTGACATCGCCACCGCCAGTAACTCTTTCAAAGTCTCTTTCGGTGTGGTCGGTAGAATATTGCGCTGGGTCAATAGGAGGAGGTGAGAATACGTCAATGGACGCTTTAACAGGTTGCCCTGGTATGCCGTCAATCAATGCAACTTCACCAGTAACAGCGCCTTCAACGGTCTTAGCATCCTGCGGAGTTACCTCATCTTTTTTACCAATCCAATGAGGTATAGCAATATCCCGGTGACTAGCAAATCTTGTCCTCGCTGAGTTATGCTCATCCTGTAATTCCCGAAGAAGCCTTACATCAGAGAGCGGCCAAAACTGCCCATCAATTATGTTTAACCCCAGCGGTATGTAGGGATACCAATGTTCAGAAACTATCTTTGGGGTAAGCGGCTCTGATAAAAATTCGTCTGCCCCTTCCGGTAGATAGTGAACTAGCTTGTTTACCCTATCCCAAATTTCATATACCTTGACAACCTCCGAAGAGCTTTCGCCGTTACGGTTTCCATCGTCAGGCTTATGTCCTTTAACAGAAAATGTTTTAGTGCCAGCGGGGATTTCCTTATCAAACCGTTTTTTTACGTCTGCCCTTGTCATCCAAATGGCTTCTGCAATAAACGGTGACAAAGAATATTCGTCAAAGTTTCTTATCGTGGATAAATCAAGAATAATATTCTTAGTATCCACAACATCAATAACCAAGCCTTCACTGGCAACCCGCATCTCTTCTTTTTCTAGCTGAACAAGAAACTGCTTCTTCTCTAAAATCATGCGTTCTTTTTCGGAGCGCATCTTCTCGTCAGTAAGCTGTTCCTTTAAAAACTCAAGCTGTTCCAAATCGTCACGGAAATCTTTTATCCGATTCCTAACTATGGGATCAGGCTCAAGCTCAGTCTGGTAATGAATCTTCGTCCACCCAACGCCTGTAGATTTAGCCGCCCTGACGGTAGCTTTCGCTCGCCGCTTCAGGTCAGCGTCACTGAAATGTTTATTCAGTACGATCTCGCACGTTCTTCCAAACAAGCGCATCATCTTCTGGTTGTCACCATTGATCTGCTCGATAGGACGAATAGAAAACTGTGGGTTACGAGCATAAACCTGATTAACACTTCGCCTAATATGCGAATGAATCAGATTTGCCCTGACCAGCTTCCCACTGTCATCATCTTCTTGCGATCCGTTGATATACTCGCGGTCTTTCTTTATCTCTGCCTCAAAATCGCCCATCGTCAATTTTGCCGACTTCAGGCGCTCATCCCATAGTTTTGCTAGGGACTTTACGCCTTTAGCCGGTTCTTTCTTTGACGAGTCAGCCGATCTCGAAAAAGTCGATTCCGCTAATACACCTTCTACTTCGTTTCCGATTTCAGGCATTCAATTAACCAGCGTTGATGATATATGCTTCACAAGTTCCGTCCGTATAGGCAGAACACTTAACCCGTACATATTTCGGCAAAGTAACCTCCGTCATCTTGGAGTAAGCTGGTGTTGCGCCAGAAGTTATGTTGGTAGCGCCAACAGTAACCAGAGCGGTGAATGTAGTATTGTCATCCGACCCCTCAACAACCGCTGTCATTGTTGGGTTGGTGAACTGCTCAACCAAAATTAGAACTTTCGTTCCAGGCAAATTCGGTGATACCGAGTTTTCAATTGCGGTGGATGCGGCGGTTGAATTAACACCAGTTGCGATAGTTGTTTTGGATAACATCTTTTAAATCTCCTGTATTTACAGCCGATATTTTGATTTCTCGATAGTTGGCTGATCCTGTTCGAGAACATAATCGAAAGTCATATATCCCGCCTTTTGTTTAGGCAGTCTCTCTTTCTGATATTTCACCCTACTAATAAGTGCATAGCGCCACTCGTCTGCCACATGATCTTCCATGTTTGTATCTAAATCTTCTGGTCTTGACTCGTCAATCTGAAGCATGGGAACCGTTCTGATAAAGTGCTTACAGTTTGAAAAGACTTTAAATTCTAAGTCGTGTAATCTCTGATTGCATACGTTCCAGCCGTTGATCCTGCTTCCCGACCCGCCCTTAGCCGGCGTCCATGTAAATCCCGAATCTCGAAACAACTCGGTAATGGTGATCCCCTCTCCTTTTGAATACCAGCATGAGGGATCGGCTGGGTTTCTTCTGAAGACAATTCCTTTTGATCGTTCTGGCTCTTCAATGGCTTGCATCCTCCTGGCAACTTGTGATACTGATTCGCTTGTCCCTTTATTTGGCTCACCGCCCCAGCCGTACAATTCTTTGTAGCGGTAGATAATTCCGTCTGGATCAATAGTGTAGTAACCAATGGAATATGGTCTTGTCTTTCCCCAATCCATCCCTCGCCATCTTGGCCAATTCGGCGGTATAACAAACGGCTCAATAATATGTTTGGCTGGATTCCATGCAGTAAAATACTGCCCCTCGATGATGTCCCATCTGCCGTCAAGAAGTTTTTTCCTATCCTTCTCTGGTAGCTTTAAAAGTACATCTCGATAGCCAGTTTCTGAAAGATGCGGGTTGTCGTCCAACCGAGCCGAAATAAATTGCCGTGTCACTCTAGCCGTGTACTTATCGCGCTTTGTAATGTGGGCAAAAGCGGTTGATTTTCCGTCATTCCCGATTCGCCAATAATCTTTAACCCAAGCGTGACCTCTGCCGCCTGGATTTGTTCCTGCCCTCATGTAGCATTTAATTTCTG